ATAAGAAGCCATATAGCGGCTGTCTTCTCCTACTGAAATAACATCGTTTTCTGTCAGGTTCCCGTCTTGAACTTGAACCAGAACTCCGTCAGCGTTAATTCCGTCGTCATTTGGATTCATAAGCTTAAGGGAAGTGCTGAGTCCGTCAGCATCCAAAGCATACAAATTGATGACGTCGTTTTCGTCGTATTGTCTAAAAGGTAATAGTCTGTGTGCCATGATTTTTAATATTTAATTGTGATAGATTCTTTGTTGAATGCTTGTTGAAATTTATCTCTAAGAGATAATTCTTGCTCGATAGATTCTCCATTGTTAGATGGAATTTCTTCCGAAGATGCTTCGACATTGTCGAGAGCTTCTTCAGTTACATCTTCTTCAACAACTTCTTCTGTAGATTCGGTTGTTTCAGTTGAGGATGCTTCGATTTTCTTCAATACTTCAGCTTCAACTTTTTCGTTAAAAGCTTTTTCTTGTTCTGCAAGAAATTCTTTGCTTTTATGCTTATAAATAACAGACATTCTTTCTTGATAGGAGGCAAATGCTTCTTCGGTTTCTTCTACATTCTTAAGATCTTCTGCGATGATCTTGCGATCTTCGTCAGTCAACTCGTAAGAAGAATCTAAAGCTTCCATCCTATTGTTAAAGACTTGAATTGATTTAGCGGCTTTTTGTTCTGCTTCAATTTCTGATAGTTTTGTCTGAGATGCTGCAAGTTGCTCTTCTAGCTCTTTAAGTTTTTGGTCGGCCTCTTCCTTAGCTTTGGCGACATCTTCTTTTTGAGCTTCGAGTTCAGCTTTCTCTTTTACAAAAGAATCACTTCTCTCTCTAATAGCATCAGATACTACCTTTGCTATGTTAGCTACAGCCTCTTCAGAAAACTTATCTGAAGTGGAAGCTTCAATTGTTTCCTTGAGTTCTTTGATTAGATCTTTCATTTCCATAGTTTTTGAATTTGAATATTTCTTGGCTTTGTCTGAAATTACATGTGTTTTTTCTATATGTGAAACATTTTTTTTATAATTTTTTATTTTTTTTAAAAAATCTTCAGTGTTTACTTCTATCTTCTCTAAATATTCAGAGTTTATTTCTTCTGTTTCTTCTTCTTTTTTTTTATCGTCATTTAAATAAATACCTTTGACGTCTGCGGCTGGATTTGCGGTAAACCCAATTCCCAGCGGATAAACATCACCTGATACCAATCTATAAATTTCAGAACCATCTTTTGTTCTTCCTTCTCCACCAAAAGCTTTTAGATATGATTTCATTTCCTCTATCTGATCTGGATCTTCAATTATTTCTGCTTCATTTAGGTTTTTACTTCCTACAGCTATTAAGTAATCATTAAATCCTATTTCCCAGCTAGCAGAAACAGCTCCGTACATTTCATCTTTTTTATCTGCAGACTTTTCAACTAAATTTGCAAAGTCTTTATTAACTACTTTATATACGACAGCCCCCAATGCGATATTAAAAGGTCCAGTTTCATTTTTTAGTTCGCTAGCTTCAATCAATTCATTTGTTCCATATTTACTAAAAGCGGAGGAAACAATATGACCTACTACTTTTTCTTTCTTATGTTCTATATTTGTGGGTTTGTGAATAAAATAATCAGATACAGCTAATGCGGTCTCTGTATTTATTCCATCATGGTTTTTATTAAATTTATTTACAACTGCGGCATTAAATGCCACCGCAAGCAAATCTATATTAGCATCGAAATTTAAATCAGGGGCTAAAGATGAAAGCTCATCTAGAGATGCGTTTGATATAGATGATTCAGAAAAAGAAGATGAGCCGACTATTTCGCTAGTAAATTTAGCCTTATACTTGAAAGATTTTCCCATGATAATATCATTACACTAATAAAACTCATTTTGAGAAATTTTTAGTATGATACAAAAGGGCAGAAGGATATGTTTCAAGTTTATGCTTTTCAGATATTTCGACAATTTTTGGGATAATTGATATCTCTTCAATTTTATCGAAATTTTTAATACAGCTTGTAGCGGTTCTTTTCCATGTAGATTTTTCTTTTCCAAGGACGATTGACTTACATAATTCTAAAGCTAAATTCTTTTGCTGTTCGTTTAATTCTTTGGCACTAGACTTATTTAACATTTTTTGGCTAATGTGTTTTTCTAGAGATTCAATTTCATAAATGACAGATTGAATGTCTTTTCTTGAATATACATCTGAAGCAGTCGCTTGTTTTGGTATGCCTCTACTGCCGTAAGGTCTTCCAGCTTTTCTTTGCCCGACCTTTTTCCCTCCAGTTGGGCTGCCTCCACCTGGAGGAGTCCCGTCTATAACTCCGTCATCGTCTTCGTCTATCATAGGAACTCCGCCGACAAGAGGATTGTACATTCCATCTTTTCTTTCTTCGATGTATTTTCTTTGAGCAGGACCTATCTCTTCTGGATTAGGGTAAATTCCTGTTTTGATGGCATTAATACCTTGTTCGGGAGTAAGTATGCCAACTTCCAGCAATCTAGTAACAACTCTTTGTAAGGCTATTTCATCCTTAATATCTATTTCTTCAAATTTTGCCCTGGGATAAACCTTAAAGCCTAGTTGTTTACAAACAGCTTTTATTTGAGGCTGTAAAAAATTGTGAACAAAACACTGTCTAGCTTCTTTCAATCTTTCTAGAAAAATCTCAGCTTTGACTTGTGTGTTTTTATATTTCTCGTCTCCAACAATAACATTTTGCAAACCTTGTCTTATATCTTCGTTTACAATTTCGTATTTTTCAGGTCCAATTACCTTACCAATATCTGGTAATATAAATTCAGCTTTAGTTGTATAATCTGCGACTAACACTCTTCCAACACTTTCATTTTGAAAAAGAGATTGCATCGCTTTTAAGTTATTAGGATTGATTCCACCTTTATCTGGATCTGTTCCCATTGTTATCAATAGTATAACATTTTCAATAGTTCTACTAATTGCTTGGTCAACTTTTTTCAATTCCATTTTCCAGTTGATATCGTCTAGTACAGGAAAACCAAAAGGAATCGCAAAAGGTTCGTAATCTTGTTTTTTATAAAATGAATGAAGAAGTTTTTCGGAATCTAGATCCATTGATATTCCGTCTCCAGACCAACCACCTTCTTTTATTCTTTTCTGAACATCTACTGGTAAACTCTGAAATATTTCTCTATCGTCATCAGTCTTTGGGTTCTGAAGTCTTTCTAATTCGTACTCTGATAATATTTTTTTGTACGCATTTATTTTAAATGTTGTACTTCTTGTTGCTATTATGTCGTAAGGGTTTAAAAGTATGTATCTTATTGGAATCTTATTGTCTGCAGCTAAAGATGTTAAAACTCTTGATCCATAAATTTTATTCATTTTGGCAAAGTCGTTTGAATTAAACTTGCCATCTAATCTATAAAGAAATACATTTCCAGATCTATAATACTCTCTAAAGAATTGATCTTTTAAATTCCATAGATTTATTTTCGAAAACCATTTTTCTATAAAATTTCTTGAAGCCTCATTGCCTCCCTCTATGTATATCGGCGAGTTAGCTAGTTCAGCCATTATATCTATAGCATTTCTAAATATAGGTACATTAGCATATGCTTTTTGACATAGCTCTATAGCTTCTCTAACATTAACTCCATCCGCAGAAACTTCATAAGGCAACATTCCTTGCCTTATATTTGCGAATCTGTAATTTTTATTTCTACTTGAAATTACATTTCTTCTCCTGGATGTAGAGGATCCAGACCCATTTCTTGAATAGCCAGAAGTATAAGAACTTGCATTTGCTACATAAAAGCTTTCTCCTGCGGAGGCTGGCTCGACCCCTTCGGACTCTTCTTTCGATGAAGGGATTGATCCTTTTGATGTAAATTTATTCCAATATTCTGATTTCTTATTATACTTTCTTGGCATACAATATAGTACACCTAATAAGCTAAAAGTCTAAATAAAAGTCAAAGTAAAGTTGAAAGTTGACTTTTGTGACCCTCTTTTATAATCTCAGGATTTTGCTTTAAAGTTTGAGCTGTTATTAGGTCTTTAATTCTTGTTGTAGACCATCCATGTGATCGTGTTGTATATATAACTTTTGGCGGTAGGTCATCTCCAGTAAAAGGTTTGCCAATATAATCTTCTCCAAGAATTCTTATATCAGGCTTCCAGAACTTTATTAATTCTACAAGCTCTTCTTCTGTTTGGTACATATATACTTCATCAATGTATTTAATAGACATTAATGTTTTATACCTTTCATATAAAGGTACTACGGGTTTGTATTTGGTGTACCTGGTTTCAGAAGGATCTCTTTGCAAAAATATCATAAACTTATCACAGTGCTTTTTAGCTTCCTCAAAAGTATAAATATATCCTGGATGCAGTAAATCGAAATTACCCGCTGTAAAACCTATTATTTGTTTATTCATTTTATAAACATTGGAGAGAAGCCTTGGAAAACTTGCTCGGCTTTAGAATTCATAATATCATAGTAAATTTTAATCATCCAATTTCCAAGAACTAATGCTGAATAAGAATCTTTTCTGGCTTTGTTTGGTCCTGATGTTCTTTTCAGACTATCTGGCAAATCAAAAGTTTGGTTGCCTTGTGGAGAAGTTTTAATTTGTATTAAGGAGCATTCGGCTTTTGCGAGAGATATCATATCTTGTTGATGTTCTATAAAATCTATCATCCTCGCCCCTTTGCTTTGCTTTTCTTCTATTTCTGCATGATTTGAAAACTTTATTTCATTAATTGGGATGTTTTGTTTTATTTGTAAATGATAATGATCATCTATTGCTCTTGACCCGAACCATATTTTTTTATGGTCTAAATTTGCCTGCAATAGTTCGTTAGCTCTCCTTATCCACTGGCTTGTTGGCTTTCTTAATATACAATATTTTTTATCTGTTATATTATAATCTCTTTTAGCTTGAATCAATTCTTTCCCATAATCTTCAGGTTTATCAAATTCTTGAGAAAGCATTTTTATTTTAATGTTAGAGTTTTTAAATAAACTACTTTCATTGCATGCATTTATAAATTGAACACCGCCATTATAGTCTCCAACTATCCCTACTATATTAAAACTATTTAATAAGTAATGAAAATACTTTATATGATGCTTTAGGTTGGTTCCTGCTAAAGCATAACCGTGAACAAGAGTGCCCTGCTTGGTCTCATCATTGAGTTTGTAAATTTGTATTGCGAAATTATCAGAGCTTTCCGATTCGGCCCAACTTGGGTCAAAAGATAATATGTATTTAGATTTAGGGTCTCCACATATTTCAACAGATGGATCTTCTCCGTCAGGAACCGTGCATTCAGCCATTTTCGATGTTTTAAAATAGCCAGAGCTATCATCTGTAAAAATAGCTCCAAATTCTCGATCAAATTGAGACTGACTCATTGTAGCTTTTGATTGAGCAATCAAGTTTTCATCATACAATTTTCTTGGAGCACAATCATAACTAAATTGCATAATGCATCTAGTTGCATCTGTCCCATCTTCATCTTCCTTAGAATTAATTAAGTGTTCGAATTTTTCATAAACTTTATAAAGATATTCAAATTTATAAGAAGCAGAAGATAGGGCTATTAATTTATTGTTAGGCCACTTATACCTATCTTCTTCTTTCATCTTACCCTGCTCTATTAGCTTCGTTTCTACATTATACATTTTTTCTCTCTCCACTGGATTTTCAACAACAGAAAGGAATGGCACAATAACCTCATTATAAATTCTTTCAGGCATCAAAAGAAATTCATCAATAATAATTCTATGGAAACGAAAACCACGAAGCTTTGAACCGTCCCCAAGAGGTAAGGCTCTAATTCTTGATGAGCCTATTTCGAGCAACCATTCATCATTACTTTTTGACTTATGAGTAATGCATTGAGATAAAAATCTAGCTTCTGGTTTAGCTGCAATGTCTTCAATCTTTTTGAAAATCATTTTTGACTGTCTAAATGATTTAG